TCAGCTTAGTGCTGTTATTGAGTGTGCTGATGCTGCTCATGGCCTTGGCGGACATATCATCGCTGATGGCGGATGTAGTACTCCTGGAGACGTTGCTAAGGCATTCGCTGGAGGAGCAGACTTTGTTATGCTTGGAGGCATGCTTGCTGGACATGACGAAGGTGGCGGCAAGGTAATTACCAGGTACTATCAAACAAATGAACTTATACGTGAAGACGTCGGCGACCAAACAAAAGAAACATGCCGAGTTGAAGAAAAACAGTTTGTACAATTCTACGGAATGAGTAGTGCTAGTGCAAACAACAAACATTTTGGTGGATTGAAAGATTATCGTTCATCAGAAGGACGCACAGTGTTAGTGCCTTATAGAGGAGAAGTTGCCCGAACGGTGCAAGAGATCCTTGGAGGTGTGCGTAGTACATGTACCTATGCAGGTGCAATGAAACTAAAACAACTAGCAAAATGTACAACGTTCGTTCGTTGTACGCAAACTCATAATTCAGTTTATGAGTCTGCAACCATAGGAAAATAAACACAGGAGATAAAAATGACCTTGGAAAACTTACACTTGCTGTACAAGGGGCAAGAATACCTACTGTTTATTGCGTTCATCATGATGGTTGCTGGTTTGATAAAACAACACAATTTGTTTGCAGGCGCTTATGCTTACATACAAAAAGTGTTTAAATCAAAGCGAGTAATTGTAGCACTGATGAGTGCATTTACGGGTATTCTCCCTATATCCGGCCGTGTGACAGTATCGGCTGGTATGTTAGACACTATCGCTCCTCCGAAAGGATCAAAAGGACGAGAGAAGTTTGGCATAATTGATTATCTGTCAACACACCATTACTATGTGTGGTCACCATTGGAAAAGACTATTCTTATACCAATGGCTGCATTTAGTATTACATACGGTGCTGTAGTATATTCATTACTACCACTGTTGATTGTTTCTTTAGGATTGGTGTTTGGGTATATTATGTTTTTTGTCAAAGAAGATGACATTGAACTTAACATACAAAAACAACATTTTAAAGTTTCTAATGTTTTAAGAAACGTAGTACCTTTCTTATTTGCTATCGCACTAGCACTAAAACCAGTAGCGGGCTTAGACCCTTGGTTAGTGTTTGGCGGGCTGTTGTTCTACTACATGGTATTAACTATGACGTGGGACTACAAAAGGTTACTAGGCTTTGTAGACTTTAAACTACTTGCCTGGGTTGCTGTTATTATTATAATGGCTAACTTTACAAGAGAGTATACAAACGATATTAAAGCGTATCTTGAAAATACAGCGTTTGACATTAACACTGTTACAGGCTTTGCTACACTAAGTGGCTTAGCGTTTGGTTCAGCATTTTTGTTTGGATCAAGTAGCAGGTTTGCTGCTATCACAACAATACTATCATTAGTGTACGGAGTAGAATACTTTGTATGGTTCTTTGCACTAGACTATTGCGGATACCTAGTATCACCAATGCATAAATGTATGGCAATAGGGAAGATGTATTTTGGAACACCTTGGCGTAAGTATGCAGGTGCTCTTGGAGTATGGATGCTCTTACTAGTGGGCGCAGGTGGCGCAACACTAATAATCTAAAAACATAAAAATTAAAGTAGGCCTATCATTTGGGCCTACAACTACGGAGACTTTTAAAATGAAATATATAATAACACTAATAATACTGCTGTCATTAACAGCAACCTTTGCAGAAGCAGAGGACTTTGATTATGTTGAAACTAATACGTTTGTCAAACATTCTGACAGCGGAATTACTTTAGGCATAAGAGAAAACATCAACTTAGATGTATCACAGATAATTGTAAGGAAGGACTTTACTGGAACACCTTACAGATTAGAGTACAGAAATGTACAAAAAGGAGAGCGTGAAGAACATTGGTTCAGAGCGCAAATGAAAGGCTTTAGATCAGGTGCGTTATGGTTTAATCATCGTATTGAACATCGCATTAGAGAAAGCAAAGATAACGTCTTTCGTTATCGTCCACAGTTTGGTTACAAGCCAAGTAATGTTACTGTCTTTGGAGGCAAGCCGTTTATTACAGTTGAGCCCCAATTCAACCTAACATATAGTTCAGGTAAGGCAGGTTACAGTCACTTACAAACCTTTACAGGATTAGAGTATAAAGTAAGTGATAAATTTACAGTAGTACCATATGTTGAAGTTGACTTTGACAAGACTTTTGAAAAGGATGTTGCATTCTTTATAGTTGACTTTAAATTCAAACTATAGTATAATTAAATTAATTTACAGGAAATAACTATGAACTTAAGACCAATTCTTGATAAAATTATTATCAAGGTAGATGAACCTGAACAGCAAACAGCAGGAGGTATTTTTATTGCAACAGTAAAGCAAGACGGAATACTTGAAGCTGAAGTACTTGCTGTTGGACCTGGCACGTATGACAACAGAGGCAACTTTGTAGTACCTAATATCAATATTGGTGATAGGATACTAGTCAACCCAGGCACAGGTGATTCGTACGAATTGTCAGATGTAAAATACACAACTATCGTCGAAAAAGATATAGTAGCGGTTTTACAATGATAAATAAAAGTGTAGGAAGGACTGATTCTTTTCTACACTTTAACTGGCATGCCGAAAGGGTGCTAAATTTAATCTTGCTTATTATAAGGAGAAAATTATGACAAGACTAACAACTCTAGACCTACCTAACTTCCACAGAGCTACTATTGGCTTTGATAGACTATTTAATGAACTCGAAAGAGGGTTTGCAAACAGTCCAAACGGAAACGGGTATCCCCCATACAACATTGCACAAATTAACGATGATGAGTATATGATCTCATTAGCCGTTGCCGGCTTTGGTATGGATAACCTTGAAATCACAAAAGATGGAGACATTTTAAAGATTGAAGGAACCGCTCCTAAAGGAGATGAAGACGTCAACTACCTACACAAAGGTATTGCCGGACGCAACTTCCGTAGGGAGTTTACACTTGCTGATCATGTAAATGTAACAAATGCTACACTTGAACTAGGTATGCTTAATGTACACCTAACACGTGAAGTACCAGATGCACTGAAGCCAAAAACAATTAAGATCAACGAAGGTCTTACAATTGACGGCGAAAGCAAGTAAATGTCTAGGGGGAGTGAAATATCTCCCCCATCTATTAGGAGAAAATAAATGAGTACCGACCTAGATGTCAAATTGGATGAAAAGATTAAACAAGAAATCAAGGAACCTTCACAGTACAAGGTAATATTTCTAAATGACAGCGCCACTCCTATGGAATGGGTAGTGGACTTATTGATAACTATATTTAAGCACAGTCAACAATCGGCTGAAGAGATAACTATGACAGTACACACAGAAGGTAGCGGCATAGTTGGAATTTACTCTTACGAGATTGCTGAAGTTAGAGCCCACGAAGCAACAACATTAAGTAGGAACCACGGGTTCCCCTTACAAATAAAGATAGAAGAAAATCAAGAGTAATGACAAAAATAAAAGACCTGACATGGGAACATCATAAAGAAGCAGAAAGACAAGAATTTGTAAAAGTACTGATGAGTGGAAAAATTAACCCACAGTTTTATGCAACATACTTGTGGAACCAACACAAGAAGTACGATCTATTAGAAGCAATGGCAAACGTACATGGATTATTAGATGATCTATTTGAAATAAGACGTAAGAGTGCTATCTATCAAGATTATGAAGAATTATGGGACAATCAATTACCGCCGCCCATAGTTGAAAGCACAAACGAATACATTGGACATATGAAAGAGATAATGCATGATGCTGATGCTGTTATGGCACACATATATGTTTTACATATGGGCGATTTAAGTGGCGGACAAATGATTAGAAAGCGTGTACCTGGTAAATGCAAAATGTATGACTTTGAAGGTGATGTCGCTGACTTAAAAGAAAGAATTAGATCAAGAATTAATGATGATATGGCGGACGAAGCAAAGTTTGTTTTTGAATCTAGTACCAAACTATTTAAAGAAATGATGGAGTTAGACATTGAGCGTTATCTGGAACCGACTGATTGAGTGCCAAGATCAAATAATTGAAATATTTGAGAAGCATGCAAGCGAAATAGAGGAGCCTGGACTGGCACATTTTAATCAACCTGATAACGGTTGGATTAATCGTGTATGGGCAAATAAGAACGTGCGTAGAGCGCACATAGACGTTGTAGATGCACGTAAGTCTAAAGGCTTGTGGATGATGCACGTATGTTGTTTTCCAACATTAGATAACGATGCACCAATATACGGCTTTGATGTTATTGCAGGTAAGAATAAAATGACAGGTGCCTTCCACGACTTTTCAGCAAGTAGTGGCGGTGAAGAACATCCTATGATAGAAGGATATAAGGATGCTGTTAAAGACTTTATACCAACAAAGCAACGTAAGTTGCCTGAATGGGCAACTAATATATTCACAGACAGTATGATTGCCGCAGGCAATGTACGTACAGAAGAAGAAGCTGTATCTATTATTGAATTAGCTGTAGCAAACTTAGAAGCGTGGTTTGAAGAAGTACCTGCTTTTGAAGGATATGGTGACAAGTATCTAACACTAGCATCACAAAATTATTACTGTGAAAATCAGCAAAAAAATCCGCATACAGCAAATGTAATGAAAACTCTTGGTATATCAGAAACTGATGTTGATACATTCTGCACCGACATGTTGTTTCCTAAATTAGATAAATATTCTATATAAGGGATATAATATATAATGCGATTTCAGGATTTTAAATTAGTCGAAGCACCAGGTGATGAAATACCTGCAAAGAAGATGGCAAATGTAAATGTTGCATCTGATACATTCGACGACAAAGAAGTAAACGATTTACAACAGCAAGTAGCTGACAGAGTGATGCGAGTACAAGATCCTAGTGTACTACATAGAGTTGAAGCTATCTTACGTAAAGGCGGCATTACTAGAATCTCAAATGCATACTTCAAACGTGATAGTGATGCAGAGAAGTTTGTCAATAGACTAGCAACAATGATCATCGAACTTGAAATCCCTACTAACGATAAGATCGCATTCCTTAAAGAATTTGCAACTAAAAATTGTATTATCCCAGAAAAGATTTTCGACGGCACAGGAACTCCACAGTCAATGGACACTTGGTTTGATGGCAGTCAAACAGCAAGAACAATGTTTAAGGCTATGATTAACGATCCAGGACTAATTGGTAAGAACGCTGGCGAAGCAGGCCCAGGTGAACTTGCTATTGCTTGCTTCCATAGAAAGATTACAGCTGGTACAGATCCAAAAGCAAGTTATGATTTAAAATACGGCAGTGACTTAATTGAAGTTAAGACATCAGCTGGTGGTAAAGGTGGCGGACGTTGGACAGCAATGAACGACTATCCACTAGATACTTACATACGTAGCTCAGAAAGCAGAATAGATCCTAAGAAATGTCCTAAGAGTGTTAGTATGTTTAGATCGACACGCCAAAGTGCAAAGACATTACCTAATATCGTAGACGTACTAAGTGATCCGCAATACTTAAAAGAAGAAGGCGGACAACCTATTATGATTGCTGAACAAAAACAAATATTCAAACGTTTATTACAATATGCATATCCAAATGCAGATGACCAATTAATAAACAAAGCTGCAAGTTCATATCCTGATCATACTACTAGAGACATTGCTCCAGTAGCGTTTGCAAGTTACAAAGCAAAGCAAGACTTTACAAGTATGCTATTAATGAAAGCAAGTGGTGATAACATTACAACACTACACTTTAATGATCTATCAGTAGCAGTAGATAAATTTAAACTAGGTGCTCTATACCTTAACGGACAACAACGTGGTATGAGTATGCAGGCAACCTTAGTATAACCCACCCTTCAAAAAACAGTACTTTGGTACTGGAATCTCCTTGAGCTTTGGCTAAATACAATTGGTAATTCGATGAACAGAGCGTGAGGGCGTTCGCAACGGAGAGATATTATGAAAAACACGTTTTACACAATAGCAATTAGTTTGTCATTGTTGGCTTTAGCACCAACAGCAGCAGCAGACTTAACGTGGAAATTTAAAAACCCTGCATTCCATTATGGCAATGGATATTCTACACACGTTTTAAGTGTAGAGCAATTACAACACAATAGAAAAACAGAATTAAGAAAAGCTGCAGAAGCTGAAGCTGCACGTATAGAACGTGAACTAGATAATTCAGTTTTAAATAAATTTATCCGTAACTTAGAATCACGTATATATGCAACACTGTCAAAACAAATGGTTGATAGTATGTTTGCTGACTGTGGTGACACTTGTGCTAATTCCGGATCTGCAGACGTAGAAGGTAATAACATATCATGGATTAAAGATCCAGTAACAGGAACAATTACACTTACCATTACTGGTGAGGATGGGACTGTAACAGAAATTGTAATTCCAGGTATGGGAGAATTTAATTTCTAATATGCGAATACCAACTATCATTGCAACATTATTTTTCCTAGGCGGGTGCGCAATGAACCCGGCAATTCAAGTGCTTGAAGAGCATGCAACATCACCTAAAGCACAGGTAAGTCCAATACAAAAAAGAATGGAAGATGTACCAAAAGTTGATGGAAGAAAAATAACAATAGCGGTTTATGGTTTCCAAGATAAAACAGGACAACGTAAGCCAGCGGATAGTATAGCTAATTTAAGTAGTGCAGTAACACAAGGAAGTGAAGTTTGGGTTATAAAAGCACTACAGGATGTCGGCGGCGGCGACTGGTTTGAAGTTGTTGAACGTGTAGGCATGGACAATTTAATAAAAGAAAGGCAACTAATAAGGCAAACAAGAGAAGTTTACGAGAAAGAACTTCCTACAGGACCAACTCCGTTAAAACCGATGCTATTTGCAGGACTACTCCTTGAAGGTGGAATAGTAGGGTATGATAGTAATACGGCTGTTGGTGGTGCAGGAGCAAGGTACTTAGGCTTAGGAATACAGACAGAATATAGAATTGATACTGTAACTGTAGTTATGAGACTAGTAAGTGTTAGTACTGGCAAAGTACTGATGAGTATAGCAACCGAAAAAACAATCGCAAGCTATAGATCCGGAGCGGATATATTTAAGTTCTTTGATTTAGGAACTAGGTTAGTGGAGACAGAAGCAGGTTTTTCTGTAAATGAACCAGTCAATTATGCTGTGAGGGCAGCAGTTGAACAAGGTGTTATAGAACTCATTTACGAAGGAGAACGCAAAAATCTTTGGAGATTTAAAGACGAATCTTCTGTACCCATAAAGGAAACAAATAAACAATCTGAGGCGTCTGCGAGTATCGCTTCAGAATAAGAGAGGGCAATTTAATGAAAAAAATATTTTATACAATACCATTACTCTTTGCTTTTAGTGTTCCTACTTTCGCAAACGATATCTATGTTACGCAGATTGGTGACAATCTAGACTTAGATATTGTTCAAGATGGTAGTAACAACGTAATAGGAACATCGACTACTGATGTAACATTAGATGGCGACGACATGACATTTAGTATTACACAACAAGGTGATTCAAACACTATTTCGGCTATAATCAAGGGTAACACATACACAGGTACATGGAGTTTTATCGGAAACAGCAACACCGTTTCTTTATTATGTGATTCGACTTCAGGCACTAACTGTGAAAATGTCACAGCTAATATCACCACTAACGGTGATAGTAATGCGTTCGTTATCACAGCTGGAGAAAGTAATGATGCTGAAAATTTAGTAGCAAACTTTACTATCGACGGCGACGGTAATACTATTAATACAGATATTGATGGAACTAGTGTAGCACTAACATTGGTGAGTGATAACTCAGCAAGTACAGCTGCTACTGGTAATACATTCACAATTGATGTAGACGGTAACGGAGACATAAATGGGCATACTATTAATATTGACGTAACAGGCGGAGGTAGTACATATGATATTACTCAAAGCGGTCTCGGCGATAATACAATAGAAGCTACATTTAGCGGTGATGGCCAAGATGTTGACATTACACAATCTGACTAGAGCGGGCCTAGTTTTAGGCGCGATCCTTTCTACTATCCCAGCAAATGCTAATACGCCTGATGCAGGTGCAATTGGTGCGATCAAAGGGTCTGGTGTATTAGAAAGAGATAGTCAAGTTATACAAGGAAACACGGGAGTCAACGTACAAAGTATGGATACAGCGGTTACCGCTAAAGGTAATATGCGTATTGACTTTGTAGATGACACCCGTGTTGATCTTACAGATCACAGCAGACTTTTAATTGATGAGTTTGTATACGACCCGGCAAATGATGTAGGGTCAATAAGTTTAAAAGCATCACTAGGCACAGTAAGATATGCTAGTGGGCAAATAGCAAAACGTTATCAACAGAACGTAAAAATTAGAACACCAAGTGCAACAATCGGTGTACGTGGTACAGACTTTATAATGCTTGTAGACGAAATAGGCGGAACTATGGTAACACTATTACCTAGTTGCGATACACAAGGAACATGTATCACAGGTGAAATTAGTGTAGAAAGCGACACAGGAATGGTTATTATGAATCAGTCATTCCAAACTACAGTAATTAAATCTTCTTACCAAAAACCTTCTAAACCATTAATACTAGACCTAGATGAAAAAGATATCGGAACACTTTTAATATTAAGGAAACGTAGTCCGTACCAAGAAGAAGAAATAGAAATACTTAAAAAACAAAGAGCTCAGTTTGAATTTTTAGACATTGATTTTTTAGAGACAGACGTACTTGATAGTGATGCACTAGTAGATAGCATTAAAGATATATGGGCAACAGAATTATCAAGAGGCGCAGATTATTATTTAGGCGAGCTATTATATGATATGATAGATCAATTAAACTTAGCTCTTGCGGCATTGTTTAGAAATGAACTAGACAAGCAAAACGAACAATTTTTTACAAACCAGAAATTTGGTTATGATGATAAAACAAGAATAACACTAGACAAACAAGATCCAAATTGGGTAGTACAAAGAACAGACCTAGGTGTTGTTAATAATCTTCGGTTAACGTTGTCTCAGGACAGCGGATATATTATCAACATGGAACAGCAGGGAGAAGCTGTTTTAGATTATAGATTAGGCAACGGCACTAACGCTATAGACATAAGGCAAGGACAATGAATATAACAGGAACACATTTAGGAATTTTAGTTATAGCATTATATTTTGGTGCGCAGGCCTGTCAAGCAAATGAAATTTACATAAACCAAGTAGGTGACTATACTGACTTGACTATCTCACAAGACGGTGATGATAATACAGTTACTGGTCTGTCAGGCGGCACTAGCAAAGCAACAATTAGTGGCAACAATACTAGTACAACAT